GGCGCAATCCGTCCCGACTGGTCGGGCGTGGATGGTATCAAGGCGGCTACGCCGCGCAGCCGGAAGGTGCGCTCGCTGCAAGACATTATGGCTAACGATACAAGACTATTCTAATGAGAGAACAACCCATAGAGAAGAGCATCACGGAATACCGCCTGCCGCAGTCGGCATCGCTGGAGCAGCAGGTGTTGGCAGACGCCGTGGCAAGCCCGGAGGTCATCGGTGAGATGATGCACTATATCGACGCGGACAGCTTCACCTCCGGCGACCGCCGGGCGATCTGGAACGCCGTGGCCGACGCCTATGTCAAGGGACAGACCGTCGATATGGTGACGATGATGGAGCGCTGCGGCGACCCGTTCGTCGCGGAGGTGATAACGAGCGGCAAGACCGGCGACCTCCCGCGCACCGCGATGGCTCACGCCCTGCTCCTGCGTGACGCGGCAACGCGCCGCCGGGCATACTTCGCCGCCGTCGGCCTGCTGGACGCCTCCGTCCGAAGCGACAAAACCGGCGACGACCTCTGCGCGATTGCGGAAGATGCCAGCAAGGCGGTGCAGGGCCGCAGCAGCCTCGCCTCGGAAAAGCCCCTGGCGGAAGTCCTCGACAATATAGCCCAGGCGATGAGGGAACGCCGTGAGATGGCGCAGAGCGGGCAGCTCTACCGCATCCCCACGGGCTTCGACACGCTCGATTGGAACACCTATAAGGGCTGGGGCCCCGGGCAACTGATCGTCCTCGCCGCCCGCCCTTCCGTCGGAAAGACGGCGATAATGCTCAAGTTCGCCAGGGCAGCAGCCGAGGCCGGCTTCCCGGCGCAGATATTCTCGCTGGAGATGACCGACGAGGAGCTTGGCCAGCGGATGCTCTACGGCACTGGCAAGGTCACGCCGCCGGAGGTCATCAGCGGCTTCGTCCAGGACGGGCCGTTCCGCGAGGCCGTGGATGCGCTCAAGGGCCTGCCGGTCTATATCAACGACCACTCCCGCAGCGCCGCAGAGATCGTGACGCGGATGACCGTCAACGCGCGGCAGGGCCGCTGCAAAATAGGCTTCGTCGATTACCTGGGCCTTATGGACTACGGCGACCGAAAGGGCGAGACCAGCAACCAGGCGATAGGCCGCATCACCGGCGAACTAAAGGCCACGGCCAAGCGCCTGCGCATCCCCATTATCCTGCTCTGCCAGCTCAGTAGAGGCAGCGCGAAAGAGCACCGCGCCCCGGAACTCTTCGACCTGCGCGACAGCGGCAACATCGAGCAGGACGCGGACATCGTGATGATGCTGGAGCAGGACACGACGATCAACCCGGATACGGATATGCGTAATATCAATATCTGGCTTCGCAAGAACAGAAACTACAAGAAAGACGTCTGCATCGCCGTAGCTCCGAACCGCAGTTACAGCGAATTTCTGGAGATAGGCCAGCTTGAGGATGCTGACGATGAAGAAGAACAAAAAGAAGCAACATTATTCTAATAATCAACACAATGGCAAAGATTAAAATCGAAATCAAGAACCGATGGACTGGAACCATCATCTTCGAGTACGAAAAGGAAAACAACACCATCAAGGACACGCTGCTTGAGGCGATCAAGAGCGGCGCATACCTCAGCGGCGCATACCTCAGCGGCGCAAACCTCCGCGGCGCAGACCTCAGCAGCGCAGACCTCCGCGGCGCATACCTCAGCGGCGCAAACCTCCGCGGCGCATACCTCCGCGGCGCATACCTCAGCGGCGCAAACCTCCGCGGCGCATACCTCAGCGGCGCAGACCTCCGCGGCGCATACCTCAGCGGCGCAGACCTCCGCGGCGCATACCTCAGCGGCGCAGACCTCAGCGGCGCAGACCTCAGCAGCGCAGACCTCAGCAGCGCATACCTCCGCGGCGCATACCTCAGCAGCGCAGACCTCAGCAGCGCAGACCTCCGCGGCGCATACCTCAGCGGCGCAAACCTCCGCGGCGCATACCTCAGCAGCGCAAAAAATCTTCCGTATCTCCCCTTTGCCTGCCCCTCTGACGGGGCGTTCATCGGGTGGAAAAAGGTCGATGGGAAACTCGTTAAGCTCCTCATCCCGGAGGATGCCCGCCGATGCTCTGCGACATCACAGAAGTGCCGCTGCGACAAGGCTCAGGTGCTGGCCATCACGGACACCGACGGCAACAACCCTATCGACGAGGTGCTCAACACTTCGCAAGATGCGGATCTGCTCTACAAGGTCGGTGAGACGGTATATCCCGATGAATTTACCGATAACCGCTGGGACGAGTGCAGCCACGGCATTCACTTCTTCATCAACAAGCAAGATGCTATTAATTATTAATACTTAATTCTTTCACAGATTATGTCAATGAACAAAGTCATTCTGCTGGGCAACGTCGGCAAGACGCCGGATGTCCAGACCACGAGCAACGGGACGTCCGTCGCCAAGTTCACCCTCGCCACAAGTGAGCGCTACAAAGACCGAGCGGGCAACATCAAGGATTTGACGGAGTGGCACACCGTCCGCTGCTGGAGGGCCACCGCCGACTTCGTCGGTAACTATGTCAAGAAGGGTTCCCAGGTACTTGTTGAGGGGAAGCTGCACACTGAATCGTGGGAGGGAAGCGACGGTCAAAAACGCTATCAGGTGATTATCGAGGCAGAGAATATCCAGCTTCTCGACCGCCGCGAGGGTGTTGTCTCTACGAAGGAGCACGAGCAGATGTCCCGACCTTCCGCGCAGCCTCAGCCGAGGGCGCAGCAGCCGGACAATGACCTCGACCCGAAGGATGATGATATGCCGTTTTGAATTAATAAAGACCGACACGATGGGAAATAACGAATCAACATACCGGAAGATCGCGGCACGGGTACAGAGCGTCGCCAGGAAGATGTTACAACTTGCGCAAGAACTTATTGAGATCGCCGATGATATCAATAATAGCCATCTTCCCGAGATGCAGCAAGTCTTGCAAGTCCCGACTATTGACGACGTGCATACTCCCGACCTCTTTAGCGGGCTGGAAAACCCCAGCCCTGTGCCTATGGCGGAAAGCCACGCGGATGCCGCAGAGGCCGGCGACAACGCCCTGGAGCACCAGGAGCAGCCGAAGCGCAGGACATACCAGCGCAACGGGAAGCGGATGACCGAGGCGATGATGGTGGACACCTACACGAAGATGGGGAAAGCCCAGGGCTACTGCGCCCGGAACGACATCGAACGCACGCTGGCCCGCACCACGGGCCGCAGCCGCGAGGATGTCCGCGAGGCCGTCAATCGTACCGCCCAGGCGATGCAGATCACCTGCGTCAAGTCACGGTCGTACCGATACTACCCGCGCAGCCTTCGGGCTGCGATTATCAACGCAGCCGTTGAGGAATTGGAGCGGATATGAAGGCGAGTGATAAAATCGAGTGTCTGCTTTTGCTGGCCTCCATGCTGATTGGGCTAATAGCATTATTCGTGGAGATCGTAGCCGTGTACCGCTACGCCTCCCTGGCCATTGGCCGCTGGGCCGGCATAACGTTCCTCGTGTTCGTGATTGCCGGTGTTCTGCTGGTCGCCGTGATAGGTATAAGCGAAACAAGGCACAAGGAATGACACCGCGCAGGAAGATAGAAGGGCCAGCCGCTGTGTGCTGCTGCAACTGCAAGCACGAGAGACCCGTGACGCACGAGTTCCCGGCGCATGACGGCACGCCCATCTTCTGCACCTGCAAGTATATTCGATATTATAGACAACGGCGCTGGGCAAGACCCTGCGCAAACTACGAGGCCGTCCCCGACGGAACCGACAAGTCAACTGGGGGAATGTGATGCGCTGCCGGGCCGGGGACGAGCCTCAATTATAACCAACACAATTAGAAAAAAGGAGGATTACAAATGAATAAACAACTTTTGGATAATCTTGGAAAGCTCATCGCGCAAGTTATCGAATTCCTCAATGACAACTTTGACCCCCATACGATTATCATCATCCAAGATGACAGGTTCGATGTTTTTCGCGGAGAAATGGGTAGCGGAATCGGATATGTAAATAGAAAGGAGGAAAACTAATGACGCGCTACTACATCGGAATCGACACGGGGACGAACACCGGGTTCGCCCTCTGGGACGCGGAGGAGCGGCGGCTGCTGGAGGTGGCGTGCCTCCCGCTGCACGCCGCCTTGCTGCGTGTCTATGCCTTTGAGGGCAGGACGGACGTCTGCGTCTGCTTCGAGGATGCCCGGCTGCGGAAGTGGTACGGGACGAGGACGGAGAAGGAAGACCGCGACAAGCTCCAGGGTGCAGGCTCCGTGAAGCGTGATTCCGCGATCTGGGAGGATGCCCTGCGCGACTGGGGCATCCCCTTCCGCGCCGTCGCCCCAAAGAACAACGCCACGAAGATGACCGGGCAGTTCTTCGCGGCGGTCACGGGCTGGAAGGGCCGCACCAACGAACACGGGCGAGATGCCGCGATGCTGGTGTTTGGGCGGTAAAACGGGCTACAATTAGACAATATAAACGCGAGGAGCGAATAATTAACAAACTTACGGACGATGACCTGGATAACTGACGAGGAATACGAGGCTTACCACCGGCGGAAGGCTGCTGCCCGGCGGAACTATATCCTGCGGCTGGTGCGCGCGAAGAACCTCAACGCGCACGCCATCGGCAAGGGGACTGGCATCAGCGCCAGCGTTGTGCGGCGCTTCCTGCGTGGCGGCGACCCCGGCACGCGGACGTATGACAAGATACGTCTATTCTGCGAGCGGTACGAAAGACCGAAAAGGATAACCAAGTAACACGACACGATATGAAGAAAGAACGAAAAATGCTGCCCGTTGACCTGCTGCAACTGAACGAAGGGCAACTCGATTGGATGCCGAAAAACCCACGACAATGGACGCAGGACGGCGTGAACAAAGCCAAAGATTCGCTGGAGCGCGACCCCGACTTCCTCGACGATAGACCACTGCTCGTCGTACCGCACGACGGCGCTTTTGTCGTCTATGCGGGGAATATGCGGCTGACCGCTGCCCGTGAACTCGGTGTCGAGGCCCTGCCCTGCGTGTCCTATGAGCCGGAGAGCGTCGAAGATCGGGACACTATCAAGCGCCGCGCCATTCTTGATAATGGCGATTTCGGCGCGTGGGATTGGGATGCGCTGGCAAACGAGTGGGACGACCTGCCGCTGGGCGATTGGGGCGTTCCGAGTTGGGGGCACGATACGGTAGATGTCGGCGACCTCGGAATCGAACCCGTCGCGTCTGCTGGGGAATCCTTGAGCGGGTTTACGCAGATGACGTTCTTATTCAAAAAGGACGACGTGGAAATCGTGCAGGGCTATATTGATACCTTCGGGAAGGACAAACTCGTCGAGCAAATCGTAGAATTATGCCGAACTGCGGAAGCCAAATAATTCTCTGCGATATTCCTATACGCTTCGATACCTACAACGGCTGCGGACACGGCTGCTCATACTGCTTTGTGTCACGAAAAGCCGACATATCGAAGATAAAAATCGGGGAGTCTGCGGCTTCCCTTTTGTCGTTTATCAAGGGCAAGCGGGGCGGCGAAACCGAGTGGTGCGATTGGGACATCCCCCTGCATTGGGGCGGTGTTTCCGACCCTTTCCAACCTATCGAGCGCAAGGAGAAAAGAAGCCTCGCCGCGCTGGAGGTATTCGCGGAAACGGGATACCCTTTTGTCGTAAGCACCAAGTCAACCCTCATAGCGGAAAAGCCGTACCTCGACCTCATCAAGCGTTGCAACTGCGTGGTGCAGTTCTCGGCGGCTTCCCCGCAATATGACAAAATCGAGAGGGGCGCGGCCACCTTCGCCCAACGGATCGAGGCGGCGGCAAAGATAACCCCATATAAGCGCGTAAATATCCGTATTCAACCTTTCATCCCCGCAATCTTCGGGGATGTGCTGCGCGAGATGAAGGACTTTGCGGCGGCTGGCATCTACGGAATCGTGGTCGAGGGGATGAAGTTTACGAAGCCCAGGAGAGGGCTTGTTTCAGTTGGCAACGACTTTGTTTTCCCTACTGAAACCCTAATCCCACAATTTGAGGCAATCCGCAACTCAAGCCACAAGAACGGCATCCGCTTCTATTGCGGAGAAAACCGCCTGCGCAGTATGAGCGATGACCTCTGCTGCTGCGGAATCGACGGCCTCGGCTGGCGCGTCAATACGATGAATCTCAACCACCTTTTGTTCGACCCCGATACGGTGGTCGTTTCCGAAAAGATGAGGGAGAAAGGAAAGACACGGGTGTTCGACGCAATACACCAAAGCCTTCTCGCGCAAAAGGAAAACCGAGAGCGCACCTTTGAGGAGATAATGCGGACTAAAGCGCTGAAACCCATACAATTCATAAGTGGGTGGGGGGTACTTTCACAAAAGAGCAGGAGGCCGCGATACGGCAGTACCTGCGGGAAGCCCTCAAAAAATCGGGGAGGAAGGCGAAGGATGTGGATAGGTTGCTCGGAACAAACGGAATGGCGGGCCACTACTTCGGCGCGTCGCAGTGGGCTTTCCCTACGCGGGAGGCATACGCCAAGATGCGGACTATCCTACCGCTTGACGATGTGGACGAACTGCTACGGAAATACGGCGTGAGATATACGCCGGGATACATATACCGAAGGAAATGAATTTTGAACTCACACCGATACAAGAAAGGGGCGAATACCTCTTCAAGCGCGAGGATTACTTCGCGCCGTTCCCGTTTTGCGGTGTGAACGGCGGCAAGTTGCGTCAATGCTTGCTGCTCGTCGAGAAAAACAAAGGGCGGGCATCGGCTGGAATTGTGACCGCGACTTCGATTCTTTCGCCGCAAGCCGTCATCGCGTCTGCGGCGGCAAAGTCTATCGGTGCGCCCTGCTTGATAATGTACGGCGGCACTTCGCCGCAAAGACTCGCGGCTATGGAATACCCGCGTATTTGTTCAGCACTCGGAGCGGAGATCCGGATAGTCGCTGCAACGGGAAGGACATCCGCGATAAACGCGAAGGCGGCAGAGTACGCACGGCAGACGGGCGGCTATAATATACGGTACGGATTCGATATGCGGGGGAATCTCGACTGCTTCCTCCAAAGCGTCGCAGAACAAGTGCAGAATATCCCCGACCATATCGAAAACCTTGTCGTAACCGTAGGGAGTGCGATAACCGTCGTGGGTATCTTGTACGGACTGAAAATATACGGGAAGCGGGTTGATAATGTGTGTGGAATCGGTGTTGCTCCGAATCGAGAGGGGAAGATACACGAATACGCCGCGATGCTTTCAGACGCTGGCCTCGCTTCCGACATAACGAAACCACTCCGATATATTGACGCTTTCGCTCAATACAAGGGGTTCAAATATGAGGACAAATTCGAGGCTCGGTATCACGGCATCCGATTCCATCCCCGCTATGAGGCAAAAGCGTTCCGCTGGCTGCGTTACGCGAAACCACGGGGGTGGGTATTGTTTTGGATAACGGGCGCTGAATTAACAATGGATACGAGAACGATAAATTAATGGCGAAATTACGGCCTTCCGCAGTACGATGTAAAATCGGTAGGCAAGCAGTCAATCCTACGCGAGAGGCCGTAAAAACCGCCAAAGAAGCGAAATATGCAACGAGATAAGAAAGGCAGATTTGTCAAGGGAAACACGGCGGGGATTAGCACCGACGTAGCACGGGAGTACCAGCAGCGCAGCGCACAGTCCCGAAAAAGGAACAAGACGCTGCGCGAAGCCCTGCGTGAAGCCCTTATGGAAGATGGCGGCGGCGGCTTCACGAAGATGGAAATCCTCGCACGCAAGGCGATGGAGAACCACCGCAGCGGCAAGTTGTCCTTCCGCGACCTTTCCTATCTCGCCACCATCCTCGGCGAAGCCAATATCAACGTGACGCTTGACCAAGACCCGAATACCCGCCCGGAAATCAACATCGAATAATCATGACGAAGCGACATCTACTCTTCTTCGGCGATCCCGACAAAGGGGCGTCTTACTGCATCGAGCTCCCAGAAGCGCCGACCACCGAGCAGCAGGAAAACCTGCGTAAGATACTGAACCTATACTATGTACAATCGAAGTGAGGCCGCGAATCAACATAAAAGCATCGTCCCCGTACCTCCCGCTCTTCCGGCGTGGGGGTACGCGCTATAAGCTCATCCTCGGAGGCCGCGGCAGCGCCAAGTCGTTCACCGTATCGACGGCGCTCATAGACCGCACCTACGACGATGACGGGACGATACTCTTCACGCGCTTCACGATGACCAACGCGGAGGTGTCCATCCTCCCGGAATTCATCGACAAGATTGAGCGCCTGGGCCTGCAGGGTGACTTCTCCAAGAGCGGCAACGACCTTGTGAACATCCGCACGGGCGGGCGCATCCTCTTCCGGGGCATCAAGACAAGCAGCGGCATCAACACCGCAGCGCTCAAGTCTATCCCGAAACTCAAGATGTGGGTCAACGACGAGAGCGAGGAGTTGGTGGACGAGACAATCTTCGACACGATCGACCTATCAATTCGCTACAACGACGCGCCTGCGGAGGTGTGGCTGGTGGCGAACCCGCCGGACATCGACCACTTTCTCTACCGCCGATTTTTCAAGGACAAGGGCATCGAGGACGTGTGGAACGGCGTGAAGGACGATGTGACCTACATCTGGACGACGTACCTGCAGAACCCGTACCTTCCGGCTGAGTATGTGGCCATGGCGGAGAAGAGCAAGGCCGTGGATATGTCCTATTATGAGCACGTATGGCTGGGCCACTTTGCCACGCACAAGGAGGGCCTTATCTATCACGGCTGGCAGGAGGTCACGGATTCGGACTGGCCCTGCCATCTGCCGTGCTGGTATGGCTGCGACTGGGGTTTCTTCCCCGATCCCGCCGCCGCCGTCCGCGTGGCCTTCGACCCGGACACGCATACAGTATGGCTGCGGGAGCTGCTCTACGAGAACGAGCGGCTGACCGCGGACATCGCCCGCGTGATAAAGACGGACATACTGCGCCGCAAGCGCATCATCTCAATAGGGGAGAAGAGGCTCATCTGGGAAGGCGGACGCCTCTCGTATGACGGAAGGCCGCTCGACCTCTCGCAGCCGGATGACGCCCTGCTTGACGCTGGCTTCGTCGGGTGGGAGGTGGAGCAGGCCCGCGAGGAGATAGAGCGCATCGAGCGGCTGGACGGGATTGTGTACTGCGACCCTTCGCGCAACGACCAGATTCGAGAGATGAAAATAAACCAGAGTCTTATGGCTACGGCGGGGACGAATACCGACAAGGCGGGCCGCATCCAATACCTCAAGTATTTCGACATCAAGTATATCGGCAGTAATATCCGCGAGGAGGTGAGGAACTACCGCTGGAAGCCCAGCAAGACGGACAAGACCGTGTTCACGGGCGTGCCGCAGGACGGTGGCGACCATATCCTCGACAGCATCAGTTACGCCGCCTGCACCCATCTGCGGCGGCTCGGCATAGCGAATAAATTAGGAGAGAAATGAGCATCTTCACCCGCGGGCGCGACATCAAGGCAATGGAGGCCCGCATCAATGAAATCGAAAAGAAGGGCTACTACGCCCAGGATGACAACGAGGCCAATGAATACCTCAAGCGCCTGCTCTGGGGACTGGCCGGTACTATCGAGTTCGGCGACACAAGCCGCAACGATCTATACAACGCCTACCGCACCTGCTCCGCAGCCTTCGGCATCATCGACCGCATCGCGAAGGCTGTTGCGGAGTGCGCGGCCTACATCGAATTGCTGGACGAGAATGACAAGCCCGTCACCTCGCATTGGATTCTTGATATCCTACAGCACCCCAACGACCGCTTCTCGCGGCGGAACTTCTTCTACGCCTGGAGTACGAACTACGACGTCTTCGGCGACGCCTTCGTGTATGCCGAGCGCTACGAGGTAGGGCGCAGCATAGGCAAGGTGAAGGGCCTCTATATTCCCAGCGGCCAGAAGGTAAATATCCACAAGGGCGGGGTGTCGTTCCCCATCCAGGGCATCGGCATTAACGGCTCGCCGGAACAGCGGCCAATCCCGACGACGGACTACTTCCAGTCGTTCGTGTACAACCTCAACGATGATACCTACTTCGGCTTCTCGCCCCTGCTGGCCGCAGCCTACGACGTGGCCCTGCTCAAGAAGGGGAAGGAGCGCCTCAACACGGCTATCGGTAACGGCGGCGTGAACGCCATCATCACCCCTGCGAGGGACAAGGACGGCTTCGTCGTGCCGCAGGCCGCAGCGGAGGTTGAGAAGGAAGTCAACAACGCCAAGAACGCCAACAAGACCAAGTTCTTCCGCCAGGCCGTCGAGGTGCACCAGGTAGGCAGCAAGCCTGTTGACCTCAGCATCCTCGACAGCGGCAAGGAGAGCGTAACGGCCCTCTGCTTCGTGTTCGGCATCCCGATGGACTTGTACTACGGGCAATCCAAGTATGAGAACGCGAAGGAGGCGAAGAAAGCGCTCTATGAGAGTGCGGCCCTGCCGCGCCTCGCGGTCTTCTGTGAGGACTTCATGGACTGGGCGCGGCGCAATGCGAAGGCTCTGCGCCTCTCCGACAAGGAGCAGCGCTACCGCCTCGTGGTAAACACGGATATGATCGACGTGCTTCACGAGAAGCCTGGCGACGTCCTCAAGGACTTGACCCTTATGCACGCCAGCCTCAACGAACTGCGCGAGGCTTACGGATACGACCGTCTGGAGGGGGCGGAGAACCCCGGCGGCATCTACGACAAGCCGATGCTCCCGCTTGGAACGATGTTCGGCGAGGAGGGCAGCGGCATAGACATCAACGAAAACGAATGACACGGAAGCGCATCACACCGCTCCAGCGGGCACGACAAACGGCCATCCGCGTGAACGCCCTGCAGGTGGCGGCGGGCTACGAGCGAAAGATGCGAAGCCGCCGCACGCGTGGCATCCGTGCCGCTATGGACGAGCTCGTGGAGCACGGCGTGCCGCCCGTCCTCTGGGCCGACCAGATACACTACGAGGAGCCGTGGATGCTGCCGCTGCTCAAGGATATGTACCTGACCGTCGGCCAGCAGGGGGCAGTGGAGGTGGCCAACCGGCTGCTTGCGCAGAAGGCCGACCCGACGGACGTGTTCGCCCGCGCTATCCTGCAATGGACCGAAGACCACCTGGGCGAGCGCATCGTGCTGATGGGCGATACCGTGGCGAAGTGGCTGCGCGAGACCATCGCCGCGATCTATGCCGGGACGGCGGTGATCAGTGTGGCCGGCGTGCCCACCGTCGTTGAGGCGTCGACCCTCGGCATCGAGGCGCTGACGAAACTGCTCTACAAGGAGACCCTCGCCAAGTGGGATGCGGTCAAGTTGTGGCAATGCCGACGCATCGCGCACACCGAGGCGATGAACTCGATGAACGTGGCCGGGCTGGAGGCGGCGGAGGCCCTGGGCATCCCCTACGAGAAGACCTGGAGTATCAGCGGCATCAACACCCGCGAGACGCACGAGGCAGTGGACGGCATCACCGTCCCCCAGGGCGGCTTGTTCAGCGTCGGCGGCTACCCGATGGAGCGCCCGATGGACGAGCGCTACGGCGCACCCGCCAGCGAGGTCATAAACTGCTCCTGCACGCTTATCTATCTACCAAAGGACAACGGCATAACCGAGATATAGAAAGCCCGTCAAATCGCCGGGAAACGGGCAAAGAGAGGCAATCACAATCTACTATTAGTCAAAACGCTGGGTTTCCGCCCGGCGTTTATTTTTTTTGTGAAAAGCCTATCGCTATGCCAGGACAGAATACCATCGAACACAAGAGCGTCCGCTGCCCGGAAGTCAAGGTCAGCAGGGACGATAAGCACCTCTACATCGAAGGCTACGGCGCGTACTTCGGTAACGTGGACTCCTACGGGGACGTTATCAGGGCTGGAGCCTTCTCAGCCTTCCTCGCCAGCGAGGACGCGCAGCGCGTTAAGCTCTGCTGGCAGCACAACTTCGACGACGTGCTGGGCGTGATCACGGAGATGGGCGAGGACGAGCGTGGCCTGTGGTTCAAGGCGACGATCAGTAACACCACCCTCGGACGCGATACTGCAACGCTCATCGAGGACGGAGCGCTCAACGAATTCAGCATCGGCTATTCGGCACGCGGTGCGGAATGGCCCAGCGATGAAGAGACACGGATGACCGGTGTTGAGCGCTACCTCACGGAAATCTACCTCTACGAGATCAGCGTCGTGACGCGCGCCGCGAATCCTATGGCCCGGCTCACGGATGCAGAGCGCAAGGAAGCCGAACAGCCTTCTGAGGCCAAAGCACCCGAATCGCCGGAAGAAACAAAAATCGAAACCAATTCAAACACCACTGCAATGGAAGAAGAAGAACTGAAGAACGAAGTGGCCGAAGTCAAGCGGCAGATTGCTGAGATGAAGGCCGACACAAAGACCGAGGAGGCCCTGCGCAACCTCGACGAGAGCGTGCAGACCCTCCACGACGAGATCAAGGGCCTTGCCGCCAAGAAGACCAACCCCTGCGATGCCATCTGCGACGCCATCAAGAGCGACGAGTTTAAGAACCTCGTCAGCGATGTCGTGGAAGGCAAGCGGGCCAGCGGCAAGATGGAGGTCAAGATCGACTCCAGCTCGCTGACTGGAACCATCCTCCGCACCGTGGGCGATACCACCATCAACGCCGACGCCCAGAAGAAACTCGTATTCCTGGACAACATCCGCCGGAAGGATGTGCCGCAGGACAAGAGCGTCGTCCTCTGGCTCGAAGGCTCCTTCACGGACAACACCGACTACGTGGACGAGGGCGCTGCCCCGGCTACCGCCAATGCCGCGACCGCGGAAGAGAAGACGCGCGGCCTCGCCAAGATCGCGGCCAAGCTGCCCTTCACCCGCGAGACGGCTACCGACATCTCGTACTTCCTCAACTGGGCGCGTGAGGAATCCATCACGGCCATCCGCAACAAGGTCGATACCGAGATCCTCAGCGGAGCGGGTGCTGACACCAGCGCCGCAACAAAAAAGAAGATCTACGGCATCATCGGCCAGGGTTCCACGGCCTTCAACGCCGCAACCGCCGGCGTCGCCGCCAAGTTCGACGCTCCGGGCCTCATCGAACTCGTGGACGCCATCGACGCCCAGATTCACCTCGGCACGAACGACGCCTTCGTGGCCGACACCATCTATATGCACCCGTCCGACTTCGCGCTCTACAAGAACATGAAGGACAAGAACGGTCGTCTGCTCTTCGAATACGAGCAGGGCGGTATCTACACGTTCCTCGGCAAGCGCGTCCGTCAGACCGCCAAGATGACTGCCGGCGCCCTGATCGTGGCCGACAGCGCGGTGTTCGACCTCTACGAGAAGCTGGGCTTCGAGATCGAGATCGAGCGTGTGGCCAGCACCGACAGCTACGTGATGTATCTGCGCTGGCGCGGCCAGCTGGTCGTCCCGGCCAACAAGAAGAAGGCGGTCATCTACGTGGCCAGCATCACCTCGGCCCTCGCGGCCCTCACGAAGGCTGCATAACCGATGGCTGGCAAAAATACCATCAACGGCAAAGCGGAGCGACCGTCCTACGATAACAAGGCGGTCGCCCCTGCTGCGTCCGTGAATGTCCGCATCCGCGTCCTCAAGGCCCATGACGGGCTGGAGGCGGGAAGCGAATGGCTCAAACCCCTGGCTACGGCCAAGACAATGCAAACGCTCGGATATTGGGAAATCCTCTAAGACTATGCGCATCACTGACACACAAGAGAGCAGCATCCTCACGCTCGACCGCCTCAAGGCATACGCGAACATCGTGGACTGCACCCGCGACGACGAATTGCGGGCCGTCCTTCGAAGCGCGGCGCTTAGGGTGGCGCAGTATGCGGACATCGCCCTGCTGGGCTGCACCATCGAAGAGACGGTGGAGGACGCAGCAGCGGTGCAGCTATGGATGCCGCCCGTCGCGTCGGTGGACGCCGTGACGGATGTCCGCACGGGCGCAGATGTCACGGCTGAGTGCTTTGCCTGCGGGAGCCGCTTCGCCTTCCCCTACGAGGGGTCGTTCACGATCCGCTACACCGTAGCGCCGGACGAGGCTACCGTGCAGGAATTCGCGCCGCTGGTGTGGCAGATGGCCGTCGCTATCTGGGACGGCAACACGGAAGAGGAACAAAGGATATACGCAAGAATCCCAGCCGGATATGTTGTTCAGTAGTTCCACGAACCTGCGGGCGCGTGCCCTGCGCGAGACGGTGACGCTCGTGCGCCGTGACATCAAGGAGGATGCCTACGGCGTGCAGGCTGCTGGCGAGGACGTATGCCTCGGCCCGTTCCCTGCGTCGGTGCAGATGCTCTCCGGGATCGTTAAGATGAACCACTACCAGACGGCTGAGATCGAGGCGTATGAGGTGCGTCTGCGCTTCGTGCCGGGCCGCTTCGAGAAGATCATTTGGCGCGGTACGGAACTATCCGTCGATAGCATCGAGGATGAAGGTATGCGTGGCCGTTGGCTGCGCATCTATTGCAGCAGGAGGGCGAAGGTATGACGCAGGAAGGATTTTATATTGACGAAAAGAGCCTCAAGGCCCTGCGCATCAATATCCGCGTCTTCCGCGCCGAGGTGCTGCGCGAGGCCCACGACGGCCTCCGGGAGTTCGGGATGCAGATCGTCGCGAAGGCGAAGGACATCCTGCACGCCAACGGCAACATCGCCTCCGGCCTGCTGCGCAATAGTGGCCGGACGGTTGAGCAGCCGGACGGTACAATAGACGCGGGCTTCTACGCCACATACGCCTATTGGGTTGAGTACGGACGCAAGGCCGGCGGTATGCCGCCCGTGGATGTCATCTTCCAATGGGTCAAGCGCAAGCATCGCATCAGTAAGTACAACGCCCTGCGGGCTGCATCCCGTATGACGGGCAAGAGCCAGGACGAGCTCGCCCGGCAGGAGGCCTGGGCCATCGCCACGTGGATCAAGCGGCACGGCACGAAAGCCCACCCTTTCCTCAAGCCGGCCTATGAGCAGTACCGCTGGAATATCAACAAGTTTATGACGGGCGTCATTGAGCGCACAGTCAGCAAATTCAAACCGAAGAAGTGATGGACGTGAAAGCGAAATCGGCTGAGGCGCAACTGCGCAAGGGCATCATTGCCGCGCTGCGGGCGAAAAGCCTGCCCGTCAGCAAAGACGTGCGGGTATTCCCGCGTATCGAGTTGACGGAGGTGACCGAGAGCGGCAGCATCGACAAAGACGAAGATGTCCGCGAACTTGGCTTCGTGGTCGAGGCGATCAGCCTCAATGCCTATGAGGAGGCGGCGGGCCTCAGCGACGATGCAGAGACGGCCCTCGTCGGCCAGCAGACCGTCACGATGGCGGACTTCACCGCCGTGGATATCTACAAGGAGCTCGGTACGGAGATCGTCGAGGTAGGCGATGCCGACCAGCTCATCATCCGGCGCAGGACGCAGTACCGCGCCAACGTAAGCAAGACAACAACCAATTAACACGATAACTACTATGGTCAAGAGCGGCAACAAGCGGCGGGTATCTCAGCACCA